GATATATCCGTACTCACTGGGCTGTATATGCTTGATTGCAAAGCCGCCGATGCCGATGTAGGGATAATCCCTGCACAGGCGCTTGAACTCGTCCAGACCACGGGAGCGGTGCCAGACCGGAATGCTTTGCTTTCCTGTCTCTGCTTCAAGACGCGCTCTCATGCGTTTTACAGCGTCATAGCCTACGATGGAATCCACATCCAGCTCGAAGAAATGCTGCACGTCGTTGCGGTTGATAAAGTCGATGTATCGACTCAGGTAGCCATCCCAATCTACTGGCTTTGAAGAGGCTTCTATGCCGTGCATAAAAGTAAACGCCCCGCTGTCGAGCAGGAACATTTTCCATTTTGGAATCTCTTCGATTTGCCAGGGCCGGATGTAAAAGAAACTCTCCAGAACGTATTCCGGGCGGTACTCTTTTACAATCTTCTCGGCTGGGAATGTACCCGCCAGACACAACCTCATGTCTCAAACCATTCTCCGCAGTGCGGGCATTGGATGAGCTTAGAGCCGCTCTGCTGCGGCACAGCGGGCTGAGAAGATTCCGGTTGGGTAGATTGCTGGGTCTCGGTGCTCTGCCCTGCATTGGCCGCTTTGAGCGGCTGTTGGACAGGTTCCGTAAAGAATTCCTCGAAGTCGGCATCCTCCACTTCCCGAAGAAGCCCATCAAGTTCCACTTCGCTGAAACCCGTGTCCGTCAAATCGACATCCAGAGCTTTCAGCGCGTCCATTTCGGCGCGGAGAACATCATCATTCCACGAAGAAGCCTCAGCCACCTTGTTGTCTGCAATGCGGTATGCGCGGATTTGCTCATCCGTCAGGTCATCGACCCGAATACACGGCACTTCGTCCATGCCAAGCCGTTTTGCGGCCTCATAGCGGGTGTGTCCTGCGATGATGGTTCCTTTTCCGTCAATGAGGATGGGGACACGGAAGCCAAACCGCTTGATGCTCTGCGCAACAGGCTCAATGGCCGCTTCGTTGTTCCGGGGATTGTTCTCATAGGGATGGATCTGCGAAATATCCTGATACACTACTTGCTGATTCATTTTTTCTCCCTTCTTTGCTATCCCGCTGGCGTTGCGGGTCAAATTGGGGAGCGGCGGTTTTCTGCCTCCTTTCCGGGCATAAAAATACCCGCTCGGTGGCGAAACCGGGCGGGCAATGCGCTATGATTAGAATTTTACGGTATTATTCTACCACATTTTTCATGCCGTGTAAATGACATGATTTTGACATCGGCCTACTCCATGTCCAAGGCATCAATGCCGAACATGAGCGCCGAGATTTTTTCAACGGCTGCATCGTGGTCTCGGTATGCCTGACGGGTGCTCACGCCCTCCAGCGCCGCAAGCTGCTCAATGGACTTGGCCTCGTCGTCAATGTACATCGCTTTGATGATGCGGTAGCCGCGCTTATGGGCCTCATTCTTGCTCTGTTCGCAGTACGTCTCGTACAGGGCCAGCATCGAATCAATATGACGAACCATGATTTTTGTACGGCGGCAGGAGTTGCGGATCGATTCGACCGTAATCGCGTTATTGCGCTGAAGCATCATATCAAGCAGTTCCAGCGCAGTTTCTTCTTCCTTGCCGTCATGGTCACCCGTTTCGTCCGTATAGACCGCGCCCGTGCAGTGCTTCTTGAACATTCGATAGTTTTTCAGCAACAGCTTCGTGTTTCGAAGTCGGCGGTCACAGCGGCCTGCGGCTTTGCGGGTCTGTTCTGCGATAACTTCCTTGGCGCCCTCACGAGCAGCCTTTCTTGCGGTTTCCTGAATAACGGCCATCATTTCTTCCGGGATAGTCATTTTGCGCACCCTCCTGTTCTATCGTTGCCAAAATACATCAATTTAGGTATAATAGACTTGCTCTATCGGGGGATTGCGCAAGCGATCCTCTTTTTTATTACTCAGATAGATTTCATCCTGCGGGTCACCTCGCTCTGACTCAAAACCGCCAGCGGCACACGCTTGATGCCCCGCTCTGCCGCCATCTTAGCCGATACGGCCTCCATCGCCCGCAGCATATCCGCACTCTGGGTCTCTGCGAAGCCACCGGGCAGGATATGATTCTTGCTTTCCTGCATATCGTTGACTTTGAGTTCTTCCTGCAAAGCCTGTTCCGAACAGCGGCGAAGCAGCTCCATTGCGTAGGCTTCACCGTCCTGCTCTACCCATCCGATGTACTGCCGGTAATTATCCAGCGTTTCCCGCTTCAGGCGGGCAAGCCGTTCCTTACCGAAACCGAAGGTCAGGTGCGTTGTCGCCGCCATAACCAACCATGCAATTTCTGCCCCCTCATTCTGGGCCATGCGAAGCTGTTCTTCCTTGCGGTTGCGCGGGGCCTTGGTCTGCGGAAGCCGGACCTCAAAATCACAGATGCCCTTCAAGTCCTCCCGCATAGCATCCGTTGCGCTTTTGCGGTTCTCGGTCAGGATTTTTGTTTTGTACCGCTGCTGAAACTCGTGCATTTCATTACAGGCCCGCTCTAGGCGCGTAGCTCCAATGCCCTCTTCCTGGTGCATGGCCACTACCATACACCAAGTGAAGATCTGCGCCGTCTTATCCCGTTCATCGGCCCGCTGCTGGCGAATGTTCTTCATCTGTTTTGCCATCTCCAATCTTTGCACCCCAAAATTTTTGCCAAGAGCCTTTTTGTTTTGCTGCAGTCCCAATAGTTCTTACACCACTGGCACCGGCCATTGCACAGGAACGCCAGATGTGCTTTCATGTGCCCTCCTTTGCATTTTTGACCTTCGGGCCCGCCATGTGATTCACAGCCCAGGACCAGCCCGCCATGGGCAATGCGGCCACGATCAGGACAATAGACGCCAGCGCCGTCACCTTCTGGTCTGAAATAACTTCACGAATCAGATTCATTTTTTTGCTCCCTTTCCGCACGCCGATTGAAGTACTTAACCGGGGAAACTCCGCGTTCATTACAGTCTTTGTTGCTGAAACTGACGATGGCACCGCAAGTTCTCTTATTGGTGCACCGAATACATTTCACGCCCGTACCACTCATAACTTCATAGGTAGATGCGCCGCAGAACGGGCATTCCTTGCTCTTAGGTTCAACGTGTGCTTTCATTTGCTTGCTCCTCTCTGTTCCAGTCTTTTACGGATGCATAGTACCCACACATCATGCAGCAGACAATTCTACGACGGCTCCCCAGCAATACGATAAGCCTTGGCGTCGTACTTCTAAAAGGTTTTCCCCATGCCAGAAATCTGCTTCCGCATTTAGGACACGGGAGAACCGCACCTGTTTTCTCCATCAGGATCCTCCCCTGCGCACCGACTTCTTACCATTTCCGGCAAACTTGTCAGGCCGTTCGTCGCTCATGCCGCGGGCCAGCACCAGCGCTCGCTGGTCATTCGGCATCTGGTAGACACAGCCAGTCGAAATGTGCATATACAGGTCATTCAGGACAGCGCGGGCGATTTCCGCTGTTTCATACTGCCCCAGACGATAGACATTTCCGCCTCCAGTGGGTACCGCCTTTATTTCATGCTCAGGACTCACATACACGCTGGTGCACTGGGCAATGTTCGTGATGGAGTCCCATTTTTTGTTCATGACGTACATTCTGCATCCTCCACATAAAACCAGGATTGCGGTGGACGCCGAATCTCTACAGGCTCATAGCCAAATTTTGTTGCCCGCAGTCTTGTGAAATCACTTAACGGTCGTGGGCGGTCGTAAATTTTCAGGTCGGAAATGTGCCAGCCATACAAGTCTTTCAAATCTGCATAACTCATCCCGGACTTCCATCCGGCATAGTCTTTGACTTGCGGTACTGTGAGACAGCTTCCAGAAATTGCAGATTCGATATCTTCTTTGACGACACAGTATTCAGGTCCAATGCGTCGGATGTCATCGCAGACGAACTCGCCAATAACCATCTGCATGGCCCTGTCTATATCATCTGGCACACCAATGCCATCCCATGTGATAAACTTGGTCTTTCCGTGATAGATTTCTCCATCATACGATTCTTCGCCATCTCTGAAAATCGTAATGAGTTTCTTTGGAGCTTTTGTGCAGTAGATGTAGCATTTGAACGGCACTTCAAGGTTTGGCGCAGTTTTGCGAATTTCAACCGTCTTCCGCAGGTTTGCGATTTTCTTGCACCAGTTGGGCCGGATGCTCAGTAAAACAGCTTTACTCACTTTGCACCTCCCCGTCGTCTAAACAGCCTTTGAGCTGTTCGAGCTTTTCGAGCACGATCTGCTGTACCTGTTCCGGCTTGCCGACGATCTCAACGAGCTGCGCCAGCATGATGTAAACGTCTGCGATTTCTTCCCTGACGCTCTCGTGGGCGACCTTGATCTTCGCACCGTTGCGGTAGTTGAAGGTCACGGCCCGCTGGAGATTGCAGATCGACTTCGTGAGCTCCGACATTTCCTTGATCGCCATCTGGAGCTGAGGGGTGATGCCGTACCGATTGATTGCCCGCCGGATGGTGCTCAGGCCATAATCAGGAATGGCCGGGATGCCCGCATCCTCGTACCATTTGAGCTTTTCCCGCAGGGTCGCATAAGCCCACAAGATCGTGTAGTGCTCTGCGATCAGTCCGTCAATGCTCTGCTTCGGGTCGTCGAAGAGGTGATCGGTCAGACTTTCGGAGAGCTCCATATCGTTGCATCCCAGATCGATGCTGCTGCCATGGCCCTTGACGAGCTGCCGCGCATACTCGGTCAGCGCTATTTCAGGTTGCCGCAGCCATACCCAACCGTCCTCGCTGACGTCAGTAAAGTTGAGGGCCGCCTGAAAGTTGTCCACGGGATTGTCGGTCGTCAACTTTGGCACGCTCTTGATTTTTTGCTTATCCATTTGCTCACCCTTCTTTTTGAATAATCGTCATATCATAGCCGCTTTCCACAAACTTCACACAGAGGTCGTGCTTGATTCCGTTGCCGAGATAGGTATAGATATCCGTCATTTCCTCAAGTGTAAAATTCGTACCCAGCAGCTTGTTGATGCCCTCAAAGTGGAGTTTTCTTTCCTTCGGGGAAATGCCCTTAATTGCTGTGCGCGTAAGCCACTCCAGAATTTTTGCTTTCAGCTGGGTTTCATCGCTCACATCTTCCAGCCTGAAACAGGAATTGCTTCTCAGGCTGAAAATGAGCTCATTTTGCATATTCACGAACGCCTGCGGAAACGCCGCCTGAATTTTCCTTGCCCACGAAGTATCGAAAATGCTGAACTTTTCTACACCGCCTGCGGCTTCAGGTTCTTCTTTAGCAAGATAATCAATCGTGTTTTCGACATCTGCCAGTGTGTGAATATGTCCCAGTGAACCTTCCATGCTCAGCACGGCCTTCAGCTGGTCTGCGTTAAGTGTTCTCATTTTTCGCTACCTCCTTCGGCGGCAAAGGCATCCACCCAACTACGGGAGAATCCACACGGTTATCGTAAACGTCCTCCGGGTTGAAATAACGATATTCCCACCAGCCTTTAGGAATAAAGTAATCATCATTTTCTTCGTCGTAGGTTCCCCACTCGAAAATTTCTTCCCAGTAGAAAGCGCTCTTTTTTGATAGAACTGTGCCATCTTCGTAGTGAGCCGTCGTAATCCCATATCCGCCGCAGGCTGTTTCGAACAGAATCAGCACATCTTCTTCGACTTTCGGCGGATTCGTTTCAGGATTCCGCCATTTCGGCCACTCACTTACAGTGGGTGCAGTCGCTACCGTTTTCTGAGCGTCTTTATAAGCCGCGCTGGCCGCAGCGCTGTGCGCTTGCACCAAGCGCTCTTTGCAGGAGAACCTCGCCATCAATTCATTGGCGTCAACCAATCGCTTCTCAGCCATTGTTTTCCTCCTCATAATTATCGAGCTTCATGTCCAGTGTGTACGGGGTGTCCACCGCGGCGTCAGCATCCGGGTCAAACTGCACGTCCAAGCTCCCATCTTTCAGCGAAATGGTGAGCACACAGTTATTGAGCTTTGTCGTAAAGCTGTCGCCATCGTTCAACTTCCCATGGTCAGCCGCGTACAGCTCCAGCGCCGCTTTAATCGCCGCGTTCGACTGTTCAATCAATCCCTTTTCATTCATCCGAAATCACCTCCATCTTCGCCACATCGAATTTTTCATACTCCGGGTAGCAAGCCTTGGCCATTGCTTTTGCCCGCGCCGCTGCGCTTTTACCGCTTTTATCGTCAACCAGCACATACGGCAGGAGTGCAGAGCCATGTTTCCCGGATGCAGCGATAAGCATCTCATACCTTGCCATCGTCTCGCCCTTTCTCTGGTTTCGGCGGGTGCGCTTCGCTCTGGCGATCTATGTCACCCTCCACACAGCACGCCGCATAAATCAGAAGTGCAGCCATCACCGCCAGAATTGCCAACACAATCCATTGCCGCATTTTGCATCACCCTCCCAGAAGATTTTTCATCATGTATCCGGCCATAGCCTGTGCATATGCCTGTTTAGGAACGTCCGCCGCACCATTCTCTTCCAGCAACTCTTTGATGCTGTGTTCACGCCCTGCGCCGTCAATAGCCCGGACTCTGGTACTGCCGCGATTGACCGTCACCGTTTTCTTATCGCGCGGGTGGATGCCGAACGGAAGCTGGAAGTCTTTCTCGAACACCCAGAGGTGATAGCAGTCGCAGACATCCACCAGCCTGTCCTGCGTCGGGAACACCTCGACGGCGGCGCGCTTTTCGCCGAACAGGTCATTTTTAATTTCCATCTTGACGGCCCACGGAATATCCCCGCTGCCGTCGCTCTGGCCGACACCCTCTGCCGCCGTAATCGTGACGTGCTCGACCTTGCCCCATTCCGTGCGGAGCAAACGAGACATCACGCTGTACTTCTGGTCTTCGCTGATCCACGCCCGATCCATCTCCCTCATCCAGCCGTGATAAGGTACTCCCAGCTCTTCAGCCGCCTGTTTCGGGGTAATCGTCTCAATCCACTTCATGTTACTACTCCTTTCCAGTGCTCATGCCCATCAGCTCCGGCGTGTCCACTACATTTCCAACCACCTTTGAGGTCAGAACCAAGCTTGCAAGACCATGCTCGACAAACTCCTTTCGGTTCTCCGAAAATTCTGCGTAGAATCCGATATGGCCTACGCCGTAGTCGATGTATTCGCCGTATCTTACGGCAAAAATCACATCTTTGCCGCATCGATTGTCTTTCAAAATGTCCCCCTCAAAAACAGGTGCCCCGTTTCCGTCCGTCAGAGTCGTGTTCATGCCGATCGTAAACGGCTTGACGAGATGGGCGTATGCCGGCTCTTGCTCGGAGTTGATGTACCAGCCCTCACCCGGTCGGCTGTTCTTCACACCCGGTGAGCGAATCAAGAATCCTTCATGCCAAGTGCCATCTGGGGACTGCCCACGAAAAGTTCTACCCTGCATCATGCTTCCTCCTTGACCTTGACAGGAAGCACCAGCGCTTCATACTGCGGCTCAATCAGCTTTACGGGGGATAGAGGGCCGACCACCCATGCGCTGACCTCGTCTCCTTCCATCGACTTCAATGCCTCGCTCAGGAACTCCAGATTAAAGCCGATTCGCAGGCGCTCATCCAGCTTTCCGTTGAAGGAAAACTCCTCATTCATCTGCGCAATCGTGCTACGCATCGACGCTCTACCTGTGCCGCCGGGTTCCAGATCCATCACCAAGGTGCTCTTTTCCTTTGCGTCTGCAGACCGAGCAAGTTTGACGCGGCCCAGAACGCCCAGCAATTCTTTTCTGTCAAGCACGATTCTGGTCCCCTCACTCTTTTGGGCTGCAATTTTGCTATAATCCAGAAACGGTTCTGCGATCAGGCGAGACTTCACCTCAAAATTGTTGTCACTGAAAACGGCCTTTTTGCGGTCTCTTTCAATACTGACGCTCCCATCAAGGCCCAGCGTGTCAATCGCCTTTGCCGTTGCCGCCGGAAGCACAAACTTGAAATCGCCATCGGCGGTGCAGCCGATTCGGCTGATAGCCATTCTGTACCCATCCAGGGCGCAGATTTCCAAAGTATCGTCGCCGTTGTGGGAAAAGCACAGCCCTTTGTGCGCCGGATGCCGATCCTCCTTGGATACAGCGTACAGAACCTTTGAGATGGCCCAGCTCAAATCGCTCGCGCTTACCACGCAGCGTTTCGCATCCTTTCCCGGACCATCAAATGTGGGGTAATTCTCCGCCGGCGTCGTGCTCAACCGCGCCCGCGCCGTGCCGGACTCTATGACCAACCCGCTCTTTGTCACGTTGATGTTGATTTCAGGGGCTACTGCTCCGGTGACAAAATCCACTCCACGCGGTGGAATAACGACGCCCTGCGGAACCGGGCTGGAAAGTTCTGCCCGAATGCTCAGTTCCAAATTCGTTGCGAACGCATCCGGGCCACTCAGCAGGATTCCCGTGCTGTCGTTGCCCACTGCGCGAACCTCCGGCACCGCTGTTCGGAGCTTGGAGAACAGCGCTCCAATTTCGCTTCGTTCAAACTTCATCGTCTTTTCCTT